GCCCCAATCTAACCCACTCCATTACTGATTGTGCAGCTGATGGTACAATTGGGTCATAAAGAGTAATTGTAATATCTTGCCACTCACCTTTACCTTGCAACTTTCTTTTGATGTTGATATGGTCTAAAGTGATTGTTTCAAATTGGATTGAAGGTCTTGATGCTGCCTTAACCATATACCCCGGTACACCATCCCATTCTAAGATGTAGCGGTTTTTCATTTTTGGTTCGAAGTTCGTATAGAACATCTTATTAAACTCTAATATTTCTGCCATTTTATTCCGTTTATTTTATATTAATAAATATCTACTTTTTGTTTTTCTATATTATGCTGAGAAACTTGCTCCAGTTGGTAAGATGTTGAAATCTATTACGATAAATTCCGCCGTCTTTGCCGGTTGTAAGAAAATTTGTCCAGCTAATATGTTTCTATCAATTACATCAGGTGTGTTGTTACTTTCATCCATTACAACTCTAAAAGAATAAAGACCTTGTCTTTGTTGTACAGCTTCTAAATAAGGATTAACCGTATTTAAGAATCTTGCTCTAGTTGAAGATGTATTTTGTTCGAACACTAAATAACGAGATGTAGATGCTACAAACTTCTTAAGAACGATAAGTAATCTTCTAACATTGATTCTATCTAAAGCTGATGCCTTATCTTGCAATGTCTTCTGTCCGAATGCTACAATACCTTGTCCAGGGAATGCTGCGATTGGGTTTACTTTGTTCTCATATAGAGTATCTCTTTCAGAGTGTGTAAGTCTATTTAATACACTTACTGCTCCTACGATACCACCTCTATTCAAACCAGCAGGTGCGAACCATTCTGCTGCTAATCTATCGTTAGCTGCGAAAACAGCGGGCATTAATACTGATGGTGGAACACTCATTAATTTGTTTGTGTTTGTATCTATTGTCTTAACCCAAGGATAATAAGTTGCTACATAGTTAGAATCAACCGAGTTTGCTTGCTCCGTTGCTTCAGTTATTGTATCAGCGTAATCGTTGAAATCAGCGATATAGAATGCATCTTGTCTACTTTCAACCATATCAATTGCTTTAGTTACAACTGATGGATGTAAACTTCTTATAATACCAGGTGTTACTACCATATTGATATCCCACTCATCAGGGTTAGATACTGCGTTGATTGCTTTATAATATGCTAAAGTACCAGTTGATGTTCCAGATGCGCAATTAAATCCTTGCGTATTTGCATTACCCCAATCAGTATCACCAGCCTTAGCTTTTACTACAGTTGGATTCACACCATCAAAACCTTCTTGGAATGCTAATACAAATTGTCTCTTAACCATATCTTCCGATTTAGAACCAGTCATTATATAAGTCAATTGAGAATCAAATGCGAAAGCCACGTTAGAACCAGTTTGAGCTCCAACAGGAATTGGTTTTAAATATTCTGCATTATCTATCTTAGCATCAATACCTTCAAAATCAAATCCACTAAAGTATATTGGAGATGATGATGTGTTACCAATTGAGTTAGTTTGATATACTACCGGAGGTACTAAAAGTGATTCTGCAGCGTTTGTTGCTGTAATTGGATTTGTATATGCTCCATGTCCAAATGGTGCTGCTGATATTGGGAATGAACCAGGTGCTGATACAACTACTCTTACATATTTTGATCTGTTTGAGTAATCGCCATTTTCAGTTATCTTACCATCTGAATCAATTGTATTATATCTATCACCAATTCTTCTAGCTATATAGTTAGGAGATGCTGCATCTAAGTTTACATTATTAAATGTTTCTACTACAGTCTTTCTCTTATCAGTATCATCATATGAACGAACTGTTACAGTGAAAGTTGAATAATCAGTTGCTCCATCTTCTCCAGCTGCTTTTACATTCGAAATACCAATTTTGTATTTTGTATTATATGTATTACCATGTCCTAAAGTTACAAAGTTAAATAAATCATATCTAACACCACTTATATTTTGAGAAACAACCATTGGCGTTTGTGCTTCGGTTGTATCATATGAAAAATCCTGAGTTGGTAATACTACTCTAGTTATTACAATGTTATTTCCAGCAGAACCAGTATAGTATCCAGCCATATTTTCAAAATACGAATATGCATATGCTGATTTAGCTCCGAATGGAGATTCACCAAATACATCTGCTAAATCATTAGTAGCTGATGGTAAAATTGATGCTGATATGTTTACTCCAGCAGTTAATGTATTGATTACAAAAGAACCATCAATAGAATCATCACTAACAACAGTTGCTCCAGTAAAACCAACTGCCTCATCTCCTGCTTTAGTTGAGTGTAATACTCCAATTAATTTAGTACCTAATTTAGGTGTTGCGGATGAACCAGAAGCAAAGATTGCTAAAGGTGCTACTTGTTGGTAACCACCAACACCACCTACTCTTACTACGGTTACTTGTCCTGCTTCTCTTAAATAGTTTTGTACTGCGTACTCACTATAATAAGTTCCATCAGGAGTACCAAAGGTATCTTCGAACTCTGATTGTGTTCTTATAATTGTTGGAATGAATGCAGGTCCTTGCTTAAAAGGTCCTATAATTGCTGCTCCAATTTCTCCTACTCCTTGTGCTAAGAAGGATAAATCATTTTCTCTTGTGAAAACGCCGGGTGATACGATTCTTTCTGACATTTTGTTTCTTCTATTTGTATTTTAATTGCGTATTAGTAATTACTTACATTAATACTCATATAAATATAAAGAAAATGTCCAAAACACAAATTTATTATTAAATCTGCACTTTGGACATTTATAATTTTGTTTTAATCAATTAATAACCCGGAACAGAACCAGAAGGTGTTGGGTATGTATTACTTCCAGATGTTGGAGACCAAGGTAAATCAGCTGTACCAACTTCGATTCTAGCGTATTTCTTATTATCTATTTCTTTTTGAATTTGTCCGTTTATATGATTCATATAATTACTTCCAGTAGAACCACTTACATGGTTTTTAATCCAACCTAATACTAAATCTTCAGTAAGGTCCTGATAATCAACAAATCCATCCCCATTTAAATCTTGAGGTGTAAATGGCGTTGCACCATTAAAAATTCCAAAATTACCATCTTCATCAGTACCAGTTAGTTTCCAATTAGTACCAACAACTATATTTTCAAAATTTTCAGAATTTTGTTTTTTCAATGCGGTTAGTTCCCACGTATATGTTAATCCCATAATAAATTATTTGTGTTTATATTATATAAATATAAGTATTTTTACTTTTTATTTTTAAACTTCCAATGAACCACTATAATAATCAGTAGTTAATAAATGTCTATATGCTTGTGCCATATGGTCTAATTCAGATGGTACTTCTAAAAAAAATACGCACTTATGGTCCATACCAGCAGTTCCAACCGTAACACCATGTTTATTATCGGATGGATTTTTTCCAATAAATCCAATTGGAATAGAATCATTATCTCTTGCTTCTCTATCTTTCCAAATAGTTACTGCTACTTCTGCCGTATATCCCGCTTTCCAATAAACTTCACTACCTACACTTCTATCCATTGGTGTCAACCCATCTGGTCTAGAATTATCAACAGGTTGTTTGAAATCTGCAATTCTTTTTTCAACTTTTACATTTGTAACTACGTGGTATGCGTTTGGTGCAACCAATCCAGTTCCAGGTAATTCATAATCTTTAATTAGTGCCATATTATTATCCTTTATTATTAAGTATTAAATTATTTAAAATTTCTTTTAATTCTTTAATTTCTTCTGATTGTTTTTTTACAATTTCGTTTTGTTCTTTGAATGCTTCAATAAATAAACCTGCAAAATTACCATATGCCACCGCATATTCATCTAAATCTTCTGTGTATGATACAACTTCAGGAACAACTTCATTTACTTCTTGTGCAATTACTCCCAACTGTCTTTTATCAGCTCCACCATCAGGAATAGTATCACTTTCATTATAAATTTTAGTATAGTAAATACCTCTTAATTGTAAAACTTTATCCAAAGCGTTATCAACTGTAACAATATCCTTTTTCTTTCTTATATCCGAATATGCTACGATGTTGCCTGTTGCGTAAACCCCACCATTACAATATATTGCATATCCACCAGCTGTTGATGATGTTCCAATACCAGTACAGTTATTTCCGTGTGAATGATAGAACATCCACCTTCCATCGTCTTGGAAGTAGATACCACCATTACCACTTTCAAACATTAAGTGAGGTGCGTAAGATGATTCAATTCTATGACCATACCAACCATTTCTATTACCTTCCATTCTCCACGAACCATAAGTAACGTTGTTTGGATACCAGTGTGCTCCGTTCTCACCAGCATAAAATCCAGTATAGTTAGCTGTGTACATCCACTTATACTTAAATGAATAGTTAGATGAACCTGCTAATTGAATACACAAGTCACTCATATCGTAATCAGAATAAACTCTAGTTCCTTCATAAGAACCAGCGTTTGCTCCCAATTTAATACCAGTATGATATCCAATTCTTAAATCCGGATAAGGATAACCCCATCCACCACCTTCTTGGTATATAGAATATCCGTGTGTACCTTGTCCAGAGTTACCACCAACACCAGTAAAATCTAAACGAGCTATTCTACAATAGTTATTGAATTCACCAGAACTCATTTGAGAATATCCAGTAGGGTCAGTATAATATCCTGTGTTATCTCTATCATAGAATATTGGTGCTCTCATCGAACCTCTAGCATGCCAGTTGTGTCCAGTATCATACCAAACAGATGCGGGATATGACCAGTTAATACCTACTCCATAGTGAGGGTTATCTGCATTATCGAACCAACCAAATGATAATTCATCAGGGTTTTGGTTTGCAACTCCCATTACAAATCTTCTATATCCACCTGCTGTTTTGAATCCAGTCAATGATAAACATGCACCATGTGTACCATTACCACTATTTGCATATGCTGAAACTCCTAAGTGTGGATAATATGGTGCGTTTACCTGAACACTATATCTATTATCATCTGCAAGTACCATTGTAACACCATTCGTAGATAATGTATATGGTCCAAACATTGCCGAATATCCACTTGATGCTGCCGTTACTCTTAATATTGCAAGATTTGATATACTATCAGGATTTAAAAAATATCCAGTATTATTAGAATCATAGAATATTGGTGCTCTAAAACTTTCAGTATTTTCCGCATATCTCTCAATCACATATCTAGTAAACCAAGAACCACCACCACCAGGAGTTTCTCTCAAGTAAACAGTAGTACCTTGAGGTTTCCACCACTCACAAGAACCAGAACCCCATTGGTGAATACGGAACATTGCCGGCTCCGTAGAGAAGTTACCAGAAGTTGATACCTCCAATGAACGGAACGAACCATACGGTTTACCCCAACCATATCCATAAGGGTCATGTGCCCACCAGCCAGAGTTATCTCCGTATTGTCTATTGGTATCTGCTCTCATTTTGTTTGCACCAAATATATTGTAGTATGATGTTCCGGCTTGGTCACTATAATATCCTGTATTATTACTATCATAAAACAATGGTGCTCTTAATGAATCTGCTGCTTCAAAGTATCCTTCTGAATATGTGTATCCAGAATATAATAACATTCTAGTTCCACCATTTCTAAGTAATCTAAGATTATGATTTGTAAAACTACCAACTGCTGATAAACCACCAACGTGAGAGTATATACCAGTTTGAATTCCTTCATTTCTAGCATACACTCTTAAAATTGAGTGGGGTGCATTTGAAATGTGGATTTGAGAACCCCATCCCCCCTCATCTACCCAATCACTACCAGAATCACCAACATATAAGTTTCTTAATCTTGATGATGAATTTAAATCTAAACGGAATGTTGAATCTGCCGAATCATAAAATACCGGAGCTCTCATAGATGTAGTAGACCATGCCGTACCACCTTGGTCCCAATACCAAAACGTTGCAGATGATACATTTCTAAGTTCAAGTTGGTCAGATGGATTTTTTAATATATTAAATCTACCAGCTCCAGCTTCACCACTAGCACCAAAAGTAATTACAGAGTAATTATTTTGAGCATCTACCAATCTAATGTTTTCATTGTAATTACCGGCAGTCCATCCACCAATTCTAGCCATACCAAAAATACGCAATGCAGTTCCATTAGTAGCTGGGTCTAATAAATACCCAGTATCATCTCTATCGTAGAATACTGGTGCTCTAGCACTTGTTCTAAATTCTACATATGAACCATCTTGGGTTGGATAGTTTCTTTGTGACCAATCCCAACTACTTCCATTAACAGCACCTCTACCACCATACAAATACCATGCCCCATCGGTAGCTATGTGTTGTAACATATATCCTAAGTTACCATTAGTTGATGTTTGATATATAGAAGCGTAAGTACCAGTAATAACAAGTTGTGCATGAGATGAACCAAATGGATTACTACCCCAATTTCCATTAACATTAAGGTATTGTAAATTAGTACCATCAAGTCCATCAAAATAGTATCCAGTATTAGATATATCATAATATCTTGGTGCCAAAACACCATAGTCTGCTCTTAGATAATTATCACTCTTACCAAATGAACCAATTTCAGTTCCTGCAAATGGTGAGTTATTAAAGAATCTAGTTCCACCATATCCAGATGCTGCTCCAATATCAACACCAGTATGCCATGCTAATTGTAAGTGATTACCAGAATAATATCCATTACTATAATTTCTAGGATGAATCATATAATAAGGTTGGCTATCCGTTCTCTGTCCCCAAGTAATACCACTATCAACAGATGCTTGCGATGGGTCAGTTGTAGAGTTTGATAAATTTATATGTCTTGTTGTACCAGCACCACTACCTGCTCTATATAAAAATGTACCACCAGTATCATAACGATAATCAGAGAATATATTAGATACCGTAACTCTATTACTTACAGTCATTATACCATCATAATCCACTCTTACTCTAACTTGAGGTAAATCAGTACCAGTTCCAGATGTACCAGTTCCAGATTTAATTCCTATAATAAAATCAGAACGTTCTGAACCAGGTGTATCTCTATATTGTGCTCCAAGCCAAATATGTGGTGCAACATCATATGAAGTACCTCCACTATAATTTAATAAACCATTTATTGCAATACCAGCGTAATAACCAGTACCACTTCTAGTAGAATAAGGTCCTAAATGTAAGTTATATGTATTTCCGTTAATTTCACTTTCACCATTTGTATAAGATGAAACCCTTAATCTACCACCAGCATTATTTGAAGCTTGTACTTGACCTGTACTAATATTTAATCTATTTATACGAGATTGTCCATCTCCATCAAAAAGATATGTTCCATCATTTCTATCAATAAATCTATTAGCGTAAAAATCACCCAATGCCTCAGACCCAGCTGCTATTGCTGTATCTAATTCTTCGATTTTAAATCCTGCTATTTCAGCTTGTCCACTGTATCCACTATATAGATAATTGTGTAACCAACCCAATTGCATAAATTTTGCATATCCATACCAAGTATATCCAGCACCAGAACCAGCTGGTCCGATTGTCATTGTATATTGAGTCCAAGAAGCAGGTGGAACTCCATTCCAATAGTAAGGTTGTCCCCATCCACCATTATCAGGTTGTCCGTAGTTATAAGTTGCTTGTGTAAATGATAAATAACAATATGGATTACCAGATGTTGCTCTAATCCAAGCTGATACTTTATAAGTTTTAGTTGGGTCAATTGCTACCCATCCAGATTGTCTATGCCCACTCCACGCACTACTACCAGCAAATGCAACATCACCAATAGGTGCATCACTTAATCCACTTCTATATGTTGTATCGGGCCAAATAAATCCACCATCTGCTCCACTCCAGTTTCTAGTAAAATATTTACCATCCGGAACAAACATACCAAATAATGTTGAACCATTATTAGTTCTAGTTGAAATATTACCTCCAGTTTTTAAAACAGATAATATTGATGTACCATTAGGGTCTAAATAATATGCGTTATCACTATAATCGTAATATCTTTGTGCGTACATATAGCGATATGCTGTCATATCACCATTTGCCATATCCATTCTCAGCATTACAGTATTCGTACCACCACCAACATTATTTTCAATACCAGAAGTTTGTGCTCTAGTAAAATCAATTGTGTTTATTGGATTATTATGCCAAATACCCCAAGGTGTAGATTCTTCTTTGTAAATCCAAGGAGATGTTTCCCCACCACCTGATGGATTTACTGACCTTAAAAATACAGGATATGTAGTTGAATTAACAGCCTGCATTCTAATACCTTCGGCTGCACTATTACCATTCATAGTAATATTTGTGCCGTTATTATTAAGAGTTAATGAATATAAATTAGATGTACCACTATTAATATAATATGTTGTACCACCCACATAAATTGTACCATCAAATCTTGCATTTCCACCACTGTAAACGAATTTATCACCTCTAACTCTTAGGTATGTGCCATCTGTCATATACCAACCACCACCCCAACCAAATCCAATTTCTTCATCTCTTAAGAAAGTTGAAGTACCTCTACCAATTACAAAGGCATCATTATTATTTATTAATTGTACAGATCCATTTATGAATATTCTGTTATTTGATATTGTATCAATTACTGATGTGTTATCGGTAGTTGTGTATGAAAAATCCGTTGTACCAAATCCTACTCTTTGTGTAGAGTTCATTTGCATACCAGTTGTACCATTAGTTGCTAAATACATTGTATTAGCTCCTTCTGCATGTAATGTTAAACCACCTGCTAAGTTACTATAAAAATATCCACCATTTGCTCTATATTGACCAGATGCCGCGTATGTACTTCCAAATAATGCAGCTCCAGCTCCATTTACAGAAACATCATTTCCTAATTGTAAATTACTATTAGATGCTGCTGTTGTATTTCTTACACCAACTGTACTACCAAATTGAACCGAATCAGTTGTTCTAACATTTTGGTTCATTGCGTATAATTCGTTAGCACCCTGTCCAGTATTAACGGTTGCGAATGTTACACCATCGGTAGTTCTTACGTTTTGGTCCATTAAATAAACCTCAGTTACACCTTGTCCAGTATTAATTGTACCTGATATAACAATGTTACCAGTTCCCTGAATATTTCCATTTACATATGTATTATCATCAAATGACCATCTATCATTACCCTCATCCCAAATAAATTGTTTTGTTGCTGCGTTTCCTCTCTTAACTTCTATACCAGCATTTTCAGTTGGTGCAGTTGCTGCTCCAATATCTGCATTTAATGTAATGATATTATCACCTACATTTAAAGTTGTTGTATTAATATATGTTGTTGTACCACTTACAGTAAGGTCACCACTAATTGTAGCGTTACCAGTTACTGCTAATGTAGTACCATCAAATCTTAAATTTGCTTCAACGGTTGCGTTTGGAGCAGTTCCGTTTAATGTGATTACACCATTATCAGTTGTACCTGTTAATGATAATAATCCCGATGTACCTGCTGAACCAGAAGTTCCTGATGTACCACTACTTCCAGAAGTTCCTGAGGTGCCAGACGAACCAGAAGTTCCTGATGTACCTCTACTTCCGCTTGTTCCAGATGTACCACTACTTCCGCTTGTGCCAGATGTACCACTAACTCCAGAAGTTCCTGATGAACCGCTTGTTCCACTACTACCGCTTGTTCCAGATGTACCACTACTTCCGCTCGTACCACTACTTCCAGAAGTTCCTGATGAACCGCTTGTTCCACTACTACCGCTTGTGCCAGATGTGCCACTACTTCCGCTTGTTCCACTACTTCCAGCCGAACCACTCACACCAGAAGTTCCAGAGCTTCCACTTGTACCACTACTACCGCTTGTTCCGCTGCTACCGCTTGTACCACTACTTCCGCTCGTACCACTACTTCCAGCCGAACCACTCACACCAGAAGTTCCACTCGTGCCACTACTTCCTGCAGAACCACTCACTCCACTTGTACCAGCAGACCCAGACGAACCCTGCACTCCATTTATACCAGAAGTTCCTGAAGTTCCAGATGAACCTTGTACTCCACTTATACCAGAAGTTCCCGATGTTCCACTTGTGCCTCTACTTCCACTAGTACCAGAAGTTCCATTAGAACCTGATGAACCTTGTACTCCACTTATACCAGAAGTTCCCGATGTACCTCCACTTCCAGAAGTTCCTGATGTACCACTTGTACCAGAAGTTCCTGATGAACCACTACCCCCACCGGCTCCACTTATTCCTGATGAACCAGAAGTTCCTGATGTGCCTCTGCTTCCAGAAGTTCCCGATGTACCACCACTACCAGAAGTTCCTGATGTACCACTAGTTCCATTTGTACCACCTCCTCCAGTTATACCACCACTACCAGCAGTACCGCTTGTGCCAGAAGTTCCCGAAGTGCCACTTACACCAGAAGTTCCCGAAGAACCGGTTGTACCACTTACACCAGATGTACCAGCCGATGCATTCGTACCAGATGTTCCAGCCGAACCAGAAGTTCCTGCTGAACCAGACGTTCCTGATGTGCCGCTTGTACCACGTGTGCCAGAAGTTCCTGCTGAACCTGTTGTACCACCACTACCAGAAGTTCCAGCTGAGCCTGTTGTACCAGCCGAACCATTTGTACCGCTTGTGCCAGAAGTTCCTGATGTACCAGCACTACCACTAGTCCCACTACTTCCACTCGTGCCAGATGTTCCAGAAGTTCCCGATGTACCTGCCGAACCAGTTGTACCCGATGAACCAGTTGAACCAGAAGTTCCTGATGTACCAGCACTACCAGTAGAGCCAGATGTACCACTACTTCCAGAAGTTCCCGATGTACCACTGCTTCCACTCGTGCCAGATGTTCCAGAAGTTCCGGATGTACCTGCCGAACCAGTTGTACCTGAAGTTCCAGAAGTTCCTGATGTACCTGATGTTGCCGCTGCTGTTTTAAAACCAATTCTACCAGTTGTAGAATTATAAACTAATACATCATCGGTTGTTATATCTGGTTTTAGTGAACCAATTCCAAATGATAATGAGCCCGTAATTCCTACACTACCAGTAAATTCTTGCTTATCGTTTTGTGCATCACCAAATTTGTTACTTCCACTTGCGTAGATTATTGATGATGAAATATATGTTGCAAATAATTCAGTTGTATTTATTTTTCCAGCTACAGTTACATCACCTCTAAAAATACCACTACCAGTTACAATAAGATAATCTCTTATAGTTACTGCAGTATTTACTTCTAATCCTCTATTTGGAGAAATTATAGCTGTTGCTGAACCTGATTTTAATCTATCCAAATCACCAATTGATGATGCGTTTATATTGAATAATCCACTACCATCTCCTCTAAATAAAGATGCCGATATTGATGATGAAATATTAGCCGAACCACTAATTTGTGTGTTTGCTTTTATTTGTAACGGATTATTACCAAATGAATCAATTTCATCCGTTTGTATTTTAGAAGCACTGAAGTTTCCTACAATACTTATAGATTCAGATGATGCGTTTAATATAGCTGCACCACTTACAAAAAGTGATATACTATTTACACTAGTCTGATTTAAACCATTAGGATTATTACCGTTAAACTCCATTTAATATATCTTTTTATTATGTCAATTCTAATACCGAAACAATTACATCTGCCGAAGCTGCTAATGATGATGTAACTGAAATAAAGTCAGTAGCCTCTAATACAACTTTTTGCTCACCACCCACCATAACATTTGAACTACCCTGTACAATCAAAGCATTCTTTACTAAATATACACATTTGTTACCAGCATTATCTCTAAGCATTACACTTACAGATATATTTTGTGTTGCCGTATTTGCTACGTTTACACCAATTATTGTTGCTGCAGTTCCTACCGGTGCTTCATATACTTTTACACCTGTTATTCCTATTGAACTTGTTATACTATTTTTAAATGTATTTGCCATTTTGTTTTATTTTTTATCCTAATGCTATTGCAAATGCTATTGCAGAGTCTAATACGTTTACACCATCTACCAAAAACCCACCTTGAGTTAAATATATTGAACCCGTAATACTTTGGGAGCCGCTTACTGATAATCTTTGATTTACATTAAGATAATCAAATGATGCTTGTGACACATCAATAGTACCCTTAAATGAACCAGTAAAGGACCCAGTAAATGAACCACTTAAATTTGCGTACGCATTTGAAGCTTGTGTAATTGAACCAGAAAATATTGGACTATGTATTACCATTTATATTTATATACTTTTTGTTATAGGTATAAATATAAAATAATTTCCTTTTAAGGTTTCACAGGCCAGTTAATAGAAAAAGGATTGGATTGAGATGTAATATCTCTTAATTGTGCTCTATATGATGTCCACAATTCTTTCGTTTCAGTTGGTATATCTGCTAATTGTGTCCAATCACACTCAGATAATAATTGATTTCTTAATACTCTTACTTCTTCCCATTGATTTTCTATTCTATAAGAAATTTCTTCGGAAGTAGCATTAGTTTGATTCCAACTTTTATAATAAACCCCATCAATTAAAGTAGGAGTTCCTTCGGTAATATTTTTTGTGTAATCAACCGGCATTGGAGTTGGTTGTACTACATGCATATCCCATTCAATCAAAGCTTCATCAGTTAATTCAGATGGTAAGCTTGTATTTGGATATGAATTTCTTAACTCGTTAATAGTATAAGGATAGTTAATCGTATCGTTTATAATTCGTAAATACATATTATTTAAAAGTTGAAGGTATTGATGCAAAATTTGTTAATCCAGTACAATTATTAAATGCGTTAGTACCGGCTGGAATTGGTATTCTATTCCAAATTTCCGGAGCAGTACCAGATAATGAATTTACCGTACTACTCATATTATATACATTATTAAAAATAGTTACGCTTGTATTATATGTAAATTGTAATACATTTGTAAGTGCTCTACAATTATAAAAAGTACCAGAAAAGTTTACAGCGGTTGTATTTTGGTCAAACAAATCAGAAGGTACTGATGTTAGTGCGGTGCAACCAAAAAAGCAAGATGCAAATGTTGTTACGTTTGGTACATTATTAAATAATCCAGATGGAACTGTTGTTAATGTTAATACAGATGCAAAAGTGTTTGAAAATGTTGTTGCTTTTGTAGAATATTGAAACATATCAGCTGGTATTGATGTAATTCTAGTTGCTTGCATGAATCCGGAAAAAGATACTACTTCATCCAATCCAGTATATCCACCCACTGCACTTAAAGATGCGCTGCTTGGTATTGATGTTACGTTTTGACAACCATAAAAATTAATTGTTCTTAACCCAACTATTCCAAATTGTACTATTTCAGTAATAAGATTTCTAATTGCTGAATTATTATTTACTGAAAATCCTGGCATAAATCCACTTATAGTAATTATGTAAGTTCCTACACTTGCGTATGTATGAATTCTATTTGCTGAATTTGATGCTGTTATTAATGGTGATGTATTTCCATCTCCCCAATTAATATATAAAGATGGTGTCAATCCACCATAATCTACCAAAGGACAAGTAAACACTGTACTTGCAGTAGTTGTTGTTACTTTAAATACAAAAGGAAAAACCTGCGATGCATCTGATTCTACTAATCTTCTAAATATTCCCATAGCTTTAACTTAAATTTTTACCAGTTGTGAATCCTAAATAGGTTGTACCATTATCATAAGTATAGAACGCTAAAACATCAGTTCCAGACGATGTTAATAATGGTGCACTTCCACCTGCCCAATCAACATTAACAGGCCATGTTATAGAAAAGGCCCCAGCATTTACAACTACTAAAGTAAATCCAAATGCATTTGATGCTGGTGCATTTGAGAATGATATTGTTGCAGTACCATTAAATTGTCTTCTAAAGTTATTTGCCGTAGATAAATCTAATGTTACGCTTCCACCAGTTCCTTGATTTGAATATGTTTCTCTATATGTTGTAGATGCTACATTACCGGTTACCGATAAAGTAGTTCCATCAAATAATATTCCAGATTCTACTTGAACTCCAATAGGTGTATCAACATATGTAAGTAAACCATTATTAGTTGTACCAGTTAATTGAAATCCAGATGTTCCAGACGTTCCAGAAGTTATTCCAGGTGCGGACGTTCCTGATGTTCCAGTTAATCCAGAAGTTCCTGATGTTCCAGAAGAAAATCCCGGAGCGTTTGTACCACTTGTTCCGCTTGTACCAGTTTGCCCAGATGTACCAGAAGTTCCCGATGAAAATCCCGGAGCGTTTGTACCAGAAGTACCAGCTAAACCGTTAGTACCACTAATTCCTGATGTTCCGGAAGTTCCTGATGTAACTCCATAAAATGATGTACCACTAGTACCAGAAGAACCTCCACTCCCACCAGTTCCTTGTGCTCCAGAAGTTCCACTGCTTCCAAACATTGTACCATTCACTCCAGAAGTTCCTGATGTACCCGAAGTTCCACTTGTACCAGAAGAACCTGACGTTCCCGATGTACCACTAACTCCAGAAGTACCCGATGAACCAAATAATGTACCATCCAATCCAGACGTCCCAGACGTACCGCTTGTACCAGACGTTCCTGATGTACCACTTATTCCAGAAGTTCCGGATGTACCAGAAGTTCCTGAAGAACCAAACATTGTACCATTCAATCCAGAAGAACCAGAAGTTCCTGATGTACCAGAAGTTCCACTACTTCCACTTGTACCAGAAGTTCCTGAAGTACCACTACTTCCAAATAGTGTACCATCCAATCCAGAAGTTCCTGAAGTTCCGGATGAACCACTTTCTCCAGAAGTTCCTGATGAACCACTCTCTCCAGAAGTTCCCGATGAACCACTTTCTCCACTAGTACCACTACTACCAAAATATGTACCATCTAAACCAGAAGTTCCTGATGTTCCATCCATACCAGAAGTTCCAGACGTACCTGCTCCAGACGTTCCCGAAGTTCCATCACTTCCAGAAGTTCCAGATGAACCAAAATATGTTCCATCTATACCAGACGTTCCTGAAGTACCCGAAGTTCCCGATGTGCCAGAAGTTCCAGCTCCAGAAGTTCCTGAAGTACCATTCTCTCCACTTGTACCACTACTACCAAAATATGTCCCATCTAAACCAGAAGTTCCTGATGTACCGCTTGTACCAGATGTTCCCGAAGTACCTGCTCCAGAAGTACCTGAAGTACCATTCTCTCCACTTGTTCCATTACTACCAAAAAATGTTCCATCTAAACCAGAAGTTCCTGACGTTCCATCACTACCATTGATTCCACTTGTTCCAGAAGTTCCATCACTACCATTGATTCCACTTGTACCAGAAGTTCCCGAAGTTCCATCAGTACCAATACCACTCGTACCACTACTACCAAAATATGTCCCATCTAAACCAGAAGTTCCTGATGTACCGCTTGTACCGCTTGAACCACTTGTACCAGAAGTTCCCGAAGTACCACTACTACCAAAGAATGTTCCATCTAAACCAGAAGTTCCTGATGTGCCACTTGTACCGCTTGTACCACTACTACCAGACGTTCCAGAAGTTCCATCAGAACCAGAAGTTCCCGATGTACCATCCGTTCCATTTATTCCGCTTGTTCCTGAAGTTCCATCAGTACCAATACCACTTGTTCCAGAAGTTCCCGATGTACCGCTTGTGCCATTACTACCACTTGTGCCCGATGTTCCGTTGGAGCCTGACGTACCTGATGTTCCAGAAGTTCCCTCACTACCATTTGTACCAGAAGTTCCTGAAGTTCCATCACTACCACTTGTTCCAGAAGTTCCATCAGAACCAGAAGTTCCCGATGTACCATCCGTTCCATTTATACCACTTGTTCCTGAAGTTCCATCACTACCACTTATTCCGCTTGTTCCTGAAGTTCCATCAGTACCGCTTGTTCCTGATGTACCACTTGTTCCAGACGTTCCATCAGTACCAATACCACTCGTACCGCTTGTACCATCACTACCAGTTGAACCACTTGTTCCAGAAGTTCCATCACTACCGCTTGTTCCGGATGTACCGCTTGTTCCAGACGTTCCTTCACTTCCCGTTGTACCTGAAGTTCCTGATGTGCCACTTGTACCAGAAGTTCCCGATGAACCATCACTACCACTTGTTCCAGACGTTCCATCACTTCCCGTTGTACCTGAAGTTCCTGATGTGCCGCTTGTGCCAGAAGTTCCCGATGTGCCATCAATTCCAGAAGTTCCCGATGTACCTGCTGAACCAGTTGAGCCAGAAGTTCCCGATGTGCCAGAAGTTCCAGAAGAACCCGTTGAACCAGATGTACCACTACTACCACTCGTTCCAGAAGTTCCCGATGTACCACTTATACCATCACTACCACTTGTTCCAGAAGTTCCTGAAGTTCCTGCTGAGCCTGAAGTTCCAGAAGAACCTCCCGTACCAGATGAACCACCACTACCGCTTGTTCCAGAAGAACCTTCTCCACCACTTGTACCTGATGTTCCGCTTGTGCCAGAAGTTCCACCACTACCGCTTGTTCCTCTCGTCCCAGAAGTTCCTGCTGAACCAGAAGTTCCCGATGAACCTCCCGTACCGGTTGAACCAGAAGTTCCTGAAGTACCTTCACTTCCCGTAGTTCCAGAAGTTCCCGATGAACCACTACTACCACTACTTCCGCTTGTTCCCGAAGTACCCCCACTACCAGAAGTTCCCGATGTACCTGCACTACCAGTAGAGCCCGATGTACCACTTGTTCCAGAAGTTCCCGATGAACCACTTGTGCCACTACTACCAGCAGTACCGCTTGTTCCAGAAGTTCCTGATGTACCGCTTGTTCCAGATGTTCCCGATGTACCAGAAGTTCCTGATGTACCACTACTACCGGCTGTTCCAGAAGTTCCCGATGTACCTTCACTACCCGTAGAGCCAGATGTTCCAGAAGTTCCTGATGTACCTTCACTACCAGTTGTTCCCGATGTGCCAGAAGTACCTGAAGTACCTGAAGTACCTGCTGAACCTTCCGTACCAGAAGTTCCTGAAGTTCCTGAAGTACCTGCTGAACCCTCCGTTCCAGAAGTTCCAGACGAACCCTCACTACCACTTGTACCAGAAGTTCCTGAAGTACCTGCCGACCCTTCCGTTCCAGAAGTTCCAGAAGTTCCCGATGAACCTGCCGAACCTTCAGTTCCAGATGTACCCGCCGAACCGGCTGAGCCAGAAGAACCTTGCACACCTGCTACACTTCGTGTTTCTAATATTTTTGTTGCACTATTCCAAACAACTACATTATCAGAAGAACCAGATGCTAATGTACCTATTCTTATACTACCACTAACACCAATACTACCACTAATTGTAAGCGATGCGTTAATTGTTTGGTCTTTATTAATTTGTAAGAAAGATGCCGTATCAGTATTTCCAGAAGATAATGCAAACATTGCGTAAGATGCTGTGTATGCTAATGAAGCAGTACCAACAAACATTGATGCTGTTTGTGTTTTTTGTATAAAGTTTGTTGTATCTACATTCGATGCGTTTTGTGCAAATAATGCGTATGATGCGGTAATTGCTAAAGATGCCGTACCAACAGTCATTGAAGATGTTACTGAATTTTTAACATAGTTAGTCAAATCCAATTCACCTAAGTTAGCTACATAAGATGCAGTTTGTGCGAATGTTGAATTAACTGCAAACGCCACACTCATTGAAGATGTTTGTGAATTTCTAACTAAGTTTTGAATATCAGTTAATGCTGATAATGATGCCGAATCAAATCCAGTAACACTTCTTGCAGTTTCTGCGATAAATGCATATGATGATGAAAGTACAGAACCAATAACTCTATCACCAGGTATACTTCCGTTTATTAAACTACCACCACTACCAATTACGGCATGTCCACTAGTCAATCCACTAAATAGAATTTGAATAGTATCATCATCAATCGATTTTATTGTGCCAGGTAAAATTTGGTCTTCCGAACCAGTTGCGTAAACCTGAACCATTGGGTATCTAATTCCCAAATTGTGTACAATTGTTAAACTACTAACATTATTAAATGATACTGTTTCAGTTAATGAAGTTTCAGGTTGAGGAATATAATGTCCTCTAGTTGGGTCATATCTTAAAATATCGTAATCAATACTTGCAGTTGGTCCATTTCCCTGATATGTGTATGTACCCAATAAACCCCCACTTACTATTGGAGAATATATTGAAGTACTTCCAGTTATTTTATTAGCTCTTAGATTATTTCCAACATATACATCTCCCCAAATACTAGCCGATGCGTTTACAACAAATCCTTTATCAGGAGAAATTGATGCGGTGAATGAACCACTCTTTAATATAAATGTTTCAAATGATATATTTGCTAAACTAATATTTGTCAAACCACTACCATCTCCAATAAATGTTGAACCACTTGCTACTATAACATTTCCACCACTAACAAACACCGAACCACTCACAGTCAATGAACCAGAGAATATTCTAACAGATGTATTAACTTCTAATCCTTTGTTTGGTGATATTACACCCTGAACAGAACCAGATATGATTCTATCTAATTTAAGGTCTTGCAATGCGTTTGCAGGAATATTAAATAACCCACCACCATCACCTATATAAAGTGCTGCTGTTATTGGTACGTTTACATCTAATTTTTCTGGGTCTATAATTGCTCTACCAGAACCAGATTGGATTCTATCTAATTGTAAATCTTCAAGTGCTGATGCCGGTATATTAAATAATCCACCACCATCTCCATCGTAACGAGATGCTGATATTGACCCACTAATAATTACAGAACCAGTAAATACAGAACCATAATAAGAGCCAGAGTTTGAACCTACAGTAGAGAAATTTCCCTTTGTTGTTACAATAAATTGTATTCCACTTTGTACAGATGCAGTTGCTGAACCACTTGCTATTAAAGGTGCTGCTGATGCTTGTACATTTATTAGTTGAGAACCATCTCCAATAAATGTGAATGCTCTAACACTACCACTTACGTCAATTGAACCCGTAAATCTAGAACCAATGGCCGAACCAGTTGCTCCAGTTGTTACTACAAAGGAATCACCGCTTTGAACTGATGCTGTTGCAGAACCACTACCAATGAATGGTGCAGCTGCTGCTTGTACGTTACTAATAAATCTACCATCACCAACAAAGAATTGTGATTTTAAACTACCACTAATATCCACACTACCCGTTATACGAGTACCAATTTGAAAATCCAAACCAGAACCAGTTGCTCCAGTTGTTACTATAAAAGTATCACCACTTGCTACCGAAGCCGTTGCCGAACCACTTGCTATTAATGGAGATGCTGCAGCTACTACATTTGTTAATTGAGAACCATCTCCTAAAAATGTAAATGCTCTAATACTTCCACTTACATCAACGGAACCTGTAAATTGAGAACCAAAAATAGAACCACTAACTATATCAGTTGCTATTACTCTAAATCCAAAATCAGGACTTACCGATGCGGTTACACTACCACTTTTAATTTCAGTAGATATTAACGCATCTTCTGTCAATGCTGAACGAGGGATATTTCTTAAATAAGTACCAACGCCATATATGAATGAAGATGATTCTATAAATAAACCACCACTTGTATCATTTACAAATAAACTACCACTTATAGAAATTGAACCAGTAAATCTAGAACCAATTTGTGTAGTAAATGAACCAGATTCATCAATTGAAGATGAGAATGGACTTGTTACTCTAAACCCAAAATCAGGACTTACAGACGCCGTTACTGAGCCGGATTTAATTTCCGATGAAACTAATGCATCTTCGGTTAATGCTGCTCTAGGAATTTCTCTTAAATAAGTTCCTAATGAATATATGAAAGATGATGAATCTATTCTAATACTTCCACTAAAATCAGAACCGCTTACAAATGATGCTACTCTAAATCCAAAATTAGGAGATACAGATGCGGTTACACTACCACTAGCAATTCTAACGGTATCACCGGATATCGCAGATTGTGGTATATCAAATAATCCTTTACCACTACCACTAAACATTGAAGCGGTTACATTACCTTCTACTTTTGTTTCACCAATTAATTTTATTTCAGCTGGAACATATAATGCATCTACTACATTAATAGTACCTGCCATACTTCCATGAAACTGACAATTATAGTATAATGTATCAGGTGCACTTCCAGAAACCAAAAATGTTATAACACCAACATCATCACCATTATTAGTTACCCAAGTAGTGTATGTGTTACTAGGGCCTGGTCCACTTTGTGTTTTAATTAAGAATGGATGCCCAGAAGCATTTACGTTAAATGTATAATTTACATTTCTTACTAAAGTTAAAGTTGGATTTGAACCACTTACTAACCTATTGCTTATAATATACGAATTACTACCATCATTTGTTACGTTAAATACAGTATCTATATCACTATAAGCCAATTCTCTAGCTGAAGATGATACTATAAAACTTCCACTAATTGCAGAAAATGTGTTTACTCTAAAACCATAATCGGGTGATATAGATGCCGTTGCCGAACCACTTGCAATTCTATTAATTTTAAATGATAGAGCGGATTCAGGAATATCAGATAACCCAGCACCACTACCACTAAAGAATGAACCAGTCTCTACTCTAATATATCCTCCACTTACAAATAAACTTCCACTAAATTGAGAACCACTTTCTATTGAAATTACTCTAAATCCATCATCAGGTGAAACAGATGCAGTTACACTTCCACTTTTAATTTCAGTCGATATTAATGCATCTAAAGTTAAAGCAGAACGAGGAATATTATTTAATCCAGCACCAGAACCAGAGAAGAATGAGCCGGTTTCAACTCTAATGTATCCACCACTAACAAATAATGAACCTGTAAATTGAGAACCAATTTCTGATGATTCTACTTTAAATCCAGTATCAGGAGATACTGATGCAGTTACACTACCACTTGTGATTCTGAATAATTCTTGTGAAAGTGCTGAAAATGGAATATTTGTTAATCCAGCACCACTACCACTAAATACAGATGCCGATATTGAACCAGAAAAATTTGATGTAGCTGCAAATACTTCAAATCCTCTATTTGGAGAAACTGATGCAGTTACACTACCACTAAATATTTTTGATGTATCTAAATTAGAAAGTGCTGAAATTGGAATATCAAATAAATTTTTACCACTACCACTAAATGAACCAGAATTTAAAAATATTCCAGCTCCACTTACAAATAAACTTCCACTAAATTGTGTACCCTTTTCAGTAGATTCTATTTTAAATCCAAAGTTAGGTGATACTGATGCAGTTACACTACCAGATGCTATAAATGTTGATAATAATGCATCGGGCGTTAAAGCTGTTCTAGGTATATTAAATAAATTAGCCCCACTACCAGAAAATGCTGAACCTGAATTTAGTTCTATATTACCACTTACAAATAAACTTCCGCTAATTCCAACACGACCTAATAAAGTAGAACCCAATTCGGTAGATGTAACTACAAATCCAATATTAGGTGCAACCGATGCAGTTACTGAACCAGAAACAATTTTTGTTGCTACTTGCGGTGGTACGTTAATATTTGTTAATCTACTACCATCTCCTTGAAATGAACCACTAATATCAGACCCACTAATTTCATTAGCAAAAATAAGATTAGTAATTATATCACGTGCTCTAAAACTTGCACTTACATCTACACTACCAGTAAATTGAGAACCATATCTAGTAGACCCACTTAAATCAGTTTCAACTCTAAATCCATAATCAGGACTCACAGATGCTGTTATACTACCACTTGCTATTCTAGTTGAATCTCCAGTAAATGCAGAACGAGGAATATCATATAATCCAGCACCACTACCAGTAAACACCGATGCCGATACCCAATATTTAAATGTTGCGCCATCTTTAACAAGCAAACTACCCGTTATACTAGTATCACCTATAATATTAGTATATCCTATTACTTTTAATTCTGCTGGTCTTTTTACAAGACTATCAACTATATTAATAGTACCACGCATTGATGCCTGATATTCGGAGTTATAATATAATATATTTGGTGCATCATTCGGAACAGTGAATGTAATCGTACCTACTTCAGCTCCATTATTTGTTACACCAGTATTATATAAATCACCACCACCTGTTGAAATTGCTGTTTTTATCCAAAATGGTTGCCCAGCTGCATTAATATTAAATGTATATGTTATACCCCTTACCAAATTTATAGCTGGGTTAGGTCCACTAACCGCTCCAGTAAATGAATATGCAATATCGGCACCATTCGTTACATTAAAAACAGTATCCAATGATTCCGATGTATAATAAACAGCAGATGCCGATATTATCATACTTCCACTAAATGTAGAAAACGTATTTACTCTAAATCCAAAATCAGGACTAATAGATGCTGTTGCACTACCACTACTAATTTTTGTAAGGTCTAAATCTTTTAATGCTTTAATAGGAATATCAAATAATCGTTCTCCACTACCAGAATAAGATGACCCAGAATTTATTTCAATACCCCCACTTACAAATAAACTACCAGTAAAGGTTGAACCACTTTCTGCGGATATTACCTGAAATCCTAAATTAGGCGATACTGATGCAGTTACACTACCACTTGTAATTAAAGTACTTAATAATGCATCCGGTGTTAATGCTGAACGAGGTATATCTTTTAAACCAGCACCACTACCACTAAAAAACGAACCAGTTTCAACTCTTATGTTTCCACCACTTACAAATAAACTTCCAGTAAACTGAGAACCCAATTCACCTGCTTCTACTTTAAATCCATAATTAGGACTTACAGAAGCAGTTATAGAACCAGTTGCTATTAATGTTGCCGTTAATGCATCGGGTGTAAGAGCAGAACGAGGAATATCAAATAAACCTCTACCACTACCACTAAACATTGATGCTGATACAGGAAATTCAAATTGTGCAAATGTATTTACAATAAATCCAGTATTTGGTGCGATTGATGCAGTTACACTACCACTAGCAATTCTAGGTGCTACTGTTGAAGGTACATTTAATAAATTAGAACCATCTCCAAAATAAAAATCTGCAGTTACATTACCACTTACAAATAAGCTTCCAGTAAATTGAGAACCACTCGATATTGATTCTACTTTAAATCCAAATTGAGGAGAAACTGATGCAGTTACAGAACCAGTTGATAATCTAGTAGCTTGAGGTAAATTAAATAAATCTCTACCATCTCCAAAAAATGAACCAGTAAATGAACCAGTAAAAGAAGAACCAGTAATATTATTACCAATCAATTCACTTTGTATTCGTACAGAACCTGTGAATTGTTGTATATTTGAATCAGTATTACCAAATATGTTTGAACCAGACGAATAAATTATTGATGATGAAACTATATTTACAATAATTTGGTCTGCTATAATTGATTTACTCACATAAAGATTACCATCAATTATAGTATCCGTATTTATATTAAGTCCGTTAGATTTAAACGATGCAGTTGCAGAACCACTTGCTATAAATGGTGCTACTACAGATGGTACATTTCTTAATCCACTACCATCTCCCTGAAATGAGCCTGAAAACGAGCCAGAAAACTCTTCTAAAAATAATTTCTTTGCAAACCCTCTATTACCATCACTATCCGAAACTATTATAGCTGGATTTGTTAATAATGAGGCTGAGAATGGTGGTACTCCTAAATTAGGCTCCGCTTGAGATAAATCAAGAAATTGATACCTGTCAGATGTTACATTTTTAGGCGATACTACCCTTACCCTACCTGTTAAAAGATTACTTATTGCCATTAGTTCTTGCTAGCTTTGTTATAAATATGAAATTTCTACTATAAATATTAAATCTATAATATTATCGTTATTCATTCGCACTCTCTAGCAAAGAAAGGACTACAGTTAATTCAGTTGAGCCGGATACTATAAAACCATATGTTTCTTCCAATACCAACTTACCAGAAACTACCGGTGAAAGTGAATCTGCGGGTGGTATTGTTACGTTTGTTACTAATCTCACAGCTTCCTGCTCAATAAATACAGGAGATTCAATTGTAGCTTTAATACTATCTACTAAAGAATTAACAACATATAAAGATGCTGATAATCCTGCATTCGTTCCATTATTAAATCCCGTCAATACAGATTGAGTAACTCCACTTTGAAATAATAATGGTGAAAGAGTAGAACCAGTTACAGATTGGTTTTTTATAATTTGATTTGATAATACTTTTAAATAATCCAATGCAAAGATAGATGCTGAGTATTCAACTGAAGCTATTAAAGATGCCCCATTCTTATCAAAATAAGCTTTTGCAGCTTTACTCGTTCTAATAGTTGTATTATTAACGATATCATATTTTATTGCATCAACATCATCTAAAGTATTTTGTTCAAAGTATGATGATATAAAAGTAAATGGAGTTTCCGATAAACTATTTTGATTTTGTGTATATGCTGCTATTTCTTTTCTCAAAAATTGTCTATTTGAATTAAGTAATAAAGATGCGCTTGCAAAACTACCACTAAAATTTAATAAAGATACAGAAGAACTTATAAAAGAACTACCACTATATACATTACTAAATTCAGGTATTGGTATTTCTTTGTTAGATGTTACAAATATAGTAACAGGCTGTGTTACCAAACTATTATTTGTAATTTGACAAGATAATACAATTGATGATACACCAGCGGGTGTTGTATATATTTCATCCGGCTCTCCAGTCAATCCTGTTACTACTGACTGAAACCGATTTAAGGGTACAAAAACTTCTGCCATTTTTTTATTTTTTTATTTTTCTTTTTTTATATTTGTAGTGCTAATGAGAACGGAGTTACTAATGAGAATAGAGATTTACTAAATGTTCTACCCACAAGAGTACCAGTTGCCTGATTAATACTTAAACCAGTACCAATTCTAAAGTCACCATCCTGATTACCAGATGTAAAGTAGATTCTACCTCCACCCAATTCGGTAATTTCATATATTGGATTTGCAACACCACTACCACCCTGATTTGGAGGAAGTGCTTTAAATGTCACACCACTGCCATTATAAGAATAGTCAATACCCGTTGCCACAATTAGAGAACCAAATGCTTCCAATGGTGCACCTGCTGCTATAAACTCTGCTCTAGTTCTTAGATAACGATTTGTTTCCAATGTTTCTAATAATTGGTCTCTAGTCACAGCTATTGCACTTCCGTATTGTCCATCGTAGTAAGAAGATGCTGCTCTAATTCCTCTTTCGTTTCCACCATACAATAAATCAGTTACAGCCGCATCTACAATAAATCCAGTATCACGCGAACAACTTGCCTCATTATATACTAAATATGGAAATGCTCCATTTGTGTATCCAATTGCTCTTTGTTTCAATTCATCTTTACCAGCTTTTAATCTTTCAGCTGCCTGTCTTCTCTTAGTTGCTGGTGCTAAATAAGTTAGTAAAGTATTTGCTACTATTTTTTCAGATATTCCTCTTGCGAAGTTAATACCATCTATTGTTTGTTTCTTTTGTCCGTTATTATCACTATAACTATCCACAATTGCTACTGATGGGAATTTATAATAATAAGAACCTGCTTCAATACTTCTTTCGTTACCACCATAAACTAAATCCGTTCTGATTGCATCTATGATAAATCCTAAATCTCTACTACAACTTGCTTCATTATATTTTAAGTTACTCCAAGACGAACTTAAGAATGTTATAGTTTCTTTTTGTATTAATTGTTTGTTATCTGTCAATAATTTTGCAGTATCTATTAAAGATGCTGATGGTACTAAATACGTTGGATTTATTACTACGTTTTTAGATAACTTTCCAGCATATCTGATACCAGTAAGAGTTGGGTCTAATTGATTTAGAGTAGATGGTACACCTTTATTGATTGCGTTAGAAGGATATAAGTAATAATACTGTCCTGCTATCACACTTCTTTCTTGTCCACCATATAATACATCCGTTGCTGCTGCATCTACTAAGTATCCAACATCTCTCTTACAAGTTGTTTGATTATAATATACTCCACTCCAAGACGAAGATACATATGCAATAGTTTCTTCTGCTATAAATGATTTGTTCTTTCTTAATAAATCAAATGATGCCGATGCTTCTAATGATGCCGTTTGGAATACTATATTCTTAACAATCTTTTGTGCTATTCTACTTGCGTAGTTTATACCATCAATTGTTTGTCCTAATTGTCCAACACCATCACCATCTCCTTCAATAATTGCTTTAGATGGATATTTGTAATAGAACTCCCCGCTGAATACACCTCTTTCATTTCCACCATAAAGTAAATCAGTTGTTACACCGTCTAAGATATAACCAACATCTCTCTTACACTTATCTTTATCATACTCAAATGTACTCCAGCTAGCAGTTAAATAAGCTAGTGTTTCATTTTGTATAAACTCTCTATTCTTTCTCAATAAATTAACCGATGCTGATACCAATTGTGATGCTGTCACAAATGTTAATGATGCCGCAACATTCTTAGAAAGTTGTCCTGCGTAATTAACACCTGCTAATGTTGGTTGTAATTGTGAACCTTGCGCTTGCGATGGATATAAGTAATAGAATACCCCAGCGTTTGTACTTCTTTCGTTTCCACCATATAATAAATCCGTAGAAACTGCATCTACGATATGACCAACATCTCTTTTACAAGTTGATTCAATATAGGATGCCGTACTCCAAGAAGAAGATAGATACGCAATAGTTTCATTTTGTATAAACTCTCTATTCTTTCTTATCAATGCGTATGATGCTGATACAATTGCCGATGCCGTTACATAAGTTATGTTTTGAATTACTTTTTGTGCTAACTTACTTGCGTAGTTTATTCCATCAAGTGTTTGGTTCAATTGTGCTCCCTGCGCCTGTGATGGATATTGATAATAGAATATACCATTAAATAATGATGCTGAATTTGAGTTAAATACTAAATCTTCAGCTGCTCCACTTATAATCAATCCTACATCACGTCTACACTTACTTTCATCGTAAGATGCCGTACTCCAAGAAGAAGATAGGTAAGCAATAGTTTCATCCTGTATGAATGAAATGTTATTTTTTAGTATTCCGTATGCAATCCATCTATTATCATTACTTACAGCCGTTGTATAAGATGATGTTGGTAAACTTAATGATGCCGATACTATTGCTGAACTAGTTCCGTTAGCAACTATGTTTGTTACAATAGCAATTGATGCTGATAGTATTGTTGCTTCAGTAGAAGTTGCCGATGATGCTGAAATATATTGGTTAGTGTTTGTTACTTTAATATTTCCTAAAGTATTAAGTATAATAGAAGGTGCTGCTATTAATGTACTACTAATAGATGCAGTTGTAAATCTAGCTGCGTACTTAATTGCATCAGTTGTTTCAACCACTTGTGAACCAAATCCGTTAGCTTGTGATGGGAACTGATAATAGTAATCTGCATTCTTTCTACTTCTTTCATTTCCACCATAAAGTAAATCAGTTGCAACACCATCAATGATATACCCCAAATCTCTATAACATTTACTTTCACTATAATCTAAGTTAGGGTATTTAACATTTACATATGCAATACTTTCACTTTGTATGAATAGTTTGTTAGCTTTTATTAAATCATATGCGTATTGAACTTCCAAAGATGCCGTAAATACTTGCTTATTAACAACTACGTTCATAGCCGTTCCTTTTGCGTATCTTACACCAGTCAATGTTGGTTCTAATTGTGCGTTTGTAGCTTGTGATGGGAAATCATAATAGTATCTTCCAGCTACAACACTTCTTTCGTTACCACCATATAGTAAATCGGTTGCTACTGCATCTATAACGTATCCAATATCTCTCTTACAAGTAGTTTCGTTATAACCAAAGTTACTCCAAGAAGAAGATAGATATGCGATTGATTCACTTTGTATAAATGCCTTATTTTCTCTCAATGAATTCCAAGATGCTGATGTTGGTTGGTTGATTGATGCTGATATGTGTGTAAATACAGTATTCAACACAACCTTCTCAGCCAATCCACTTGCGTATTTGATTGCCGTAATTGTTTGGTCTAATTGTGAACCAGTTGCTTTAGATGGGAAATCAAAATAGAACTTACCATTAAACAAAGATGCTGAGTTACCACCATATAAAAGGTCAAATGCAGAACCACTAAGGATTCCAGTCAAATCTCTTTCACATTTACTTTGTGTATATTCAAATCCACT